TCGTACCAAGCATCGGTTGCTCTATCGAACTCGTCACGTACAGAGTCATTTACTGAGGCATCTGTATAGAGTCCCTCGGCTCCTCCGTACCACGTCTGTAGGATACGAGCACCTCCGTCTTTCTCGGTGTGTTTAACGACTAGTATATAGTCATCGTCCCACTCAAAGTAGTAGTCAAAGATTGTCTCAAAGGACGTGTCCTTATTTACCTTTAGGATTTCATCCTCTTCTCCGATGTCTAGTGATGTAGGCTCTACGGCTACGATTTCAAAGCCCTCTCTTTTGAGGTGCTTGAATATAGATTTGAGAGCTTTTCTCTCTTGTGTTAAGTCTTTCATAGTAGTAATTTTGGTGGTTGATATTATAGGCAGTTGTAATCCTCAAAATGTTGTGAGTATTTTTGAGAGAGATAATCTCCATAGGTTTTAACATCCTGTTGGAAATGCTCTCGGCACTCTGCTCTAGTTGTGTATCCGTACTCGGCTTTGAGTAGTTCACAAGTTTCGTCCCATTCTTTTTGGGAGAGTTCAATAGTAGGAATTGATATTTTCATAGTAGTAATTTTAGGTTAATAATTTAAGAATAACTGTAGTATGGCCACCACAGAATAGGAGTCAAGCCATCATATCATTTATTCAGAGATTATGATTGTAGTACTATTTATACACAATAATGAAACCAATATATACCCTAAAATGTTACGTAAGTCGTTGATTATCAACGGATGAGACTGAATCTCATTTCTCCATTAAGGCACCTAAGAGCCTCTACACGGCCTCCGATTTCGTCTTGGACATACCACCTGTACAAATCATTCTAAGGCCGTACAATCAAATTAGCCTATTTATTGAGACTGAGTCTCAGTCAGTTAAGTTAGTGAACATATGTATACTAGTTTTACCCGTTGTATAACAAGGCCTTACAATGTTCCACGTGGAACAATCTGATGCCATCCTGTTACCCCAAAGTAAAGTAAGGTTAGGTTCTGAGATAGTACCTGTATCCACAGAATATAAATAGTACTCATAGTGAGCCAACCAAGACGAGTTAAAACTAGTGAACTAATGTATACTAGGGGAGGAGGGGGTCAACACAAACTTGGGCAGTATCGTATCGTATCATAAGGGCCCTTCTAAAAAAATAGTTAACTCAATGGGCCTACTATGTTATTACTTTGTTGAAGTTCAGACAAAAAACAACAGCCTTGAGGGGCTGTTTTGTAGTTTTTAATATGTTTATGAATTACATAGTTGCTATGTTTATACTATGTTAGCACGTGTGTAAACCCTGTCAAGAAAAAAAGCTTGCATTAAGGTAAAAAGTTACATATATATATAAGGTACAGTATGGAAGAAGACAAAAAAGAGCTAATGGAACAGATCGGGGAAGCCATAAATGAAGTGGTAAAGGTCAAAGAGATCCAGAATATCAAGAGTCTAAGCAGACATAACCCACAAAAGGTAGCTAAAGTACTGTACTTGTATGCTACTGGGGTCAGTCAAACCAGGATTGTAAGGAAGTACAAGGTGTCTAGGGACACTGTACTGAACATATTGGTGGACTATGCTGACCACATCGGGAAACTAAAGGACTTGGCAGGCCGTATATCGGCCAAGAACTATATGAATATCTCTTCCTTAGAAGAGGATCTAGTAGATAAAGTACGGGATCGTATGGAGACGGACCCCGAAATGGAGGTAACGTTCCGTGACTTAAAGGAATTATCAATAGCAAAATCAAATGCATTCAGGGAAGCCATGTCATCCAGGGGTGAAGCCCACAGTATTACGGAGGATCGTAAGATCATAACCCAAGATGACTACAACGAAACCATCAAGGCAGCCCAAGATAGGATAAAGAAAATCAAAGGGGAGGTAATAGATCTAGATGATTGACGAAGACTACGATGAACTCTTTGACAGGGTCCGAGGTAATCTCGGGGAGCACTTCAGTAACTACATGTTTATAGTTATGGATGATGACGGGGATTTATTCTATGACTATGCCAATGATAAGGTAGGCCGTATGTTAATCTACGAAGCAAACAAAGATATGCAGAGCCAGCCTATGGAAATAATTTGGGTAGAGGAAGAAGAGGAGAAAGAAGACGATGGCACTTAACTTCAGCAAGCACCCATATCTGAAACCTCCTACTGACGAAGAGATTATTCTCTTAGCAGAGAAAGACCCGAAGATGTTAGAGGCCTTGTGGAATGCCCACGAGGGCAGGATCAAGGCATCGGAAGAAGATCCGTTACGGCACGGGTTTGATTTAGACGGCTGGGCCCGTATGAGATCGGGACTAGAGAAAAACAACGAGTGCCTAGTTCTCGGAGGTAACAGATCGGGGAAAACTACAGGGTGTGCAAAGATGGTAATGGAAGCCGTTACACAATCTAAGGATGGTCACATCGTGTGCTTCAGCCAGAATCAGGACACCTCTGTTAAGATCCAACAAGCAGCAATCTGGGAGATGATGCCCAAAGAATTTAAGAAGAAGACAAAAAGTGTAGATGGATACATCAACTTCTCTATGCAGAATGGCTTCACTGGCCAGAGCTTTATCTTCCCTGACACCAGAACACGGGTGGACTTCAAGACTTATACACAGTACAGTAACAATCAGACCATCTTAGAAGGGTTCGAGTTCGGGTTCAAGAGTTCCACTGGCCCGAATATCGGGGCATGGCTGGACGAATACCTGGGAGATGCTGCACTTGTTAACACACTTAGGTTCCGACTAGCTACAAGAGATGCCAAGATGGTAATTGGTTTCACTCCTATTGACGGATACACACCTTTCATCTCTGAATTTTTAAAAGGTGCAGAGACTATAGAGACCAGACCAGCAAAGCTGCTCAACGACAAGGAGGTCCCGATCCGACAGTACAGCACATCAAGGGATGCACAGATCTGTTACTTACATTCAGACGAGAATCCGTTCGGGGGTTACAGTCGTATAGCCAAAGACCTTCGTGGTAGACCCGAAGAGGAGATACTGGTCCGTGCATACGGTGTCCCAGTTAAGTCCATGACCTCGTTGTTACCTTTGTTTAACACAGAGGTCAATGTATTATCGGATGTACCCAACAAGTACGACATGAAGTTCCCAGACATAGCAGGGAATCCTATGCAGTACAGCATATACCAAGTAGTTGACCCTGCTGGTGCCAGGAACTACACGGCACTGTGGGCTGCAGTAAATGCAAAAGGAGATGTGTACATCATGAGAGAGTGGCCCGACCGTCCGACTTACGGAGAGTGGGCAATTTTCGGGGATCCCAAATGGAGGCAAGGACCTGCCTCGAAGAAACTTGGGTACAACGTAGAAGGTTACGTGAATCTATTCAAAGAAATAGAAGAAGACCTAGGGGTAAGGGTGTTTGAACGTATCGGAGACTCCAGATTCTTTGCAAAAGAAAACGAAAACAATGATGACCTGTTTAAATCGTTTGGAGATTACGGAATGCATTTTGTTCCGTCCGATGGTAGAATGGAAGAAATAGGAATAAATGCCCTAGACGAGTGGTTTTCGTATAATCCAAACGAAACAGTGGATGCAGCAAACAGACCCAGATGTTATATACACAAGGACTGTGGCAATTTAATTGACTCATTAATAAACTACAACTCCCAAGGAAAATCAGACGAAGCCCTAAAGGACTTCTTTGATACTATAAGGTACCTTAGGATGTGTAACAGTGGAGATGGCCCCGACCACGTTACATCTTATCAACTACAGGCTAACAACAACACAACTGGAGGATATTAATGTCAAAAAAGAAATTAACTCAAATAGCAGAAGAGTACGAGATTAGCTTTGAGGAAGCTCAAGATATAGTTACGTCTCATCTAGCAGAAGAAATGGTAACAGGTAAAGGTAAGAACACTTGGATCAATGACGGAGGCCAAGAGGTTTTTGAAAACATGGTGCCTATAAATATATTATACAGAGGTAAGGTAATGCATAATGCACCTAACCCTAACTTTGTTATGGTGCACATAAGAGAGCTAGGTAAAAAGGTACCAGTACGAATACCACGTAGGTACTCAAACAATATGGTAGGCAAAATGATACACGTAGAAGCAAACAATAAAGGAGAAGAACCTGTTTACGAATACCGTATAACCCCCATGTCTTGATCTATCTGTTACAATATAACAAAACAAAATGGAAAACGAAAACATTTCTGAATCCCTAACATACAGGAGCAATAGCCCCGATGTTTCGACACTACGGTATGCATATGATCAAACAGTCATGGAGCTTGAATCCTACTTTGATCTGTGTCGTACTTCATACGATGAGAGACGTAACTTTTGGAATGGCAAAAGCAGAGACCATCGTAAGCACGGAGCCGATGCATTCCCTTGGGAGGGAGCTTCAGATGTAGAGTCCCATGTTATAGATGAACGTATTACTCGTTTAGTTAGTTTATTTGTAAATGCATTAAATCGTTCCAACGTTAAAGCATTTCCTGTAAATGTAGATGATATACCACGTGCAAAGATGGTAACTAACTTTTTGAAGTGGATGGTATCCTCTGGATATATACCTAGATTCAAGAAAGAAATGGAACTCGGTGCTAATTATTTATTAGAACGTGGTTTATTAATTACATACGTGGGTTGGTTAAGAGAAGATCGTACCTTTTTACAGAAGTTAGACTTAAATCAAATGGCACAGATCTCACCTGAGATGGTAGAATCTATTAGTGCTGGGGCAAACGATGATGATATTATATCTATTATGATCCAAGTGATGCCTGGAGTTAACGAAAGACGTGCAGCCAAAGCATTAGCAGACTTAAGAGAGTTCGGAGAAGCAGAGGTACCAATGGTACGTAGACAAATAAACTGCCCAGACGTTAAGACACTTGCACCCGATGGAGATTTCTTTTTCCCATCTTATGTGACGGATCCACAACGTGCACCGTATTGTTTTTGGAAAACGTATTACACTACTCAAGAGTTACAAAATAAAATAGTTACAGAGGATTGGGATAAAGATTTTGTAGATTACGTGTGTGAAAGATACAAAGGAGTAAATGTAGATTCTATAGAAACCGAACAAGAAGGACGTAGAAGTTCTAGGCTTACTGACAATGCATACGAAGCTAACGAGTTAGTTGAGTTAGTGCACGGGTACCAAAGATTAGTAGATCCAGACGATGGATCCGAAGGTATATACGAAACTATATTTCACAAAGAATTTGATGGAAAAGATGGCATACCAGGATATGCTAAGTTTGAATTATTAAATGGATACGAAGATTACCCCGTAGTTGTAACTAAGTTATCTGAAGATAGTAAACGTCTTTACGATACTATGACTATTCCTGATCTGTTACGTGGCTTACAAAATCAAGTTAAAGTAGAAAGAGACTCAAGAATAGACAGGAATAGCATAGCTACTATGCCACCGTTGCTTCATCCCATTGGGCAGGCACCTAGTGACTGGGGTCCAGGTAGACGTATACCGTACAGACGTAAAGATGATTATCACTTTGCAGACTTTCCGAGATACAACGAAGGTTCTGTAGAAATGGAAGGCACTATGTTGACACAAGCAGATAGACTCGTTGGGTTAGATGAAGATCCAAACAGTGTAGTACGTAAACAATTTTTAGTGGACAAGTACCTACAGCACAGTGCTGAAGTACTAAAGCAATGTTTTAAATGTTTTCAACGTTTTGGACCTGACAGTATATTCTTTAGAGTTACGGGTGCACCAGATCCAGTTAATTTTTCAAAAGGTAACCCTAACGAAGAGTACGACATAATGATTAACTACGATGTACTCAATACAGATAAAGAAATGCAAGAAACAAAACTGCAGCAAATTGTTAATTTAACACAGTTAGATCAAGGTGGCCGTATTAATATGACTGCTTTGCTAGATACTATGGCTAATGCAGTGGATCCAGTACTTGCTGACTCTATATTACAACCAGTAGAAGATGCACAGGAACAAATACAGAAGGATGTAACAGATGATCTTGCTAAGATATATGCAGGTATCGAAATGCCAGCACGTCCTACAGGGGCACAAGTAGCAATGCAAATGGTGCAAGCATACTTACAGCAACCTGATATACAACAAAAGGCACAGACTGACCAAGCATTTGCACAACGTATACAGAAGTACATGGGTCAGTACCAATTCCAGATGCAACAACAACAGAATGCACAAATAGGTAGAATCGGTACAGCTCCTGCACAAATGGGACAAGTTAATACACAGAACATGAAACAAGAATGACGTACGAAGAAGATATAAAAACATTACACCAGCACGAATCGTTTGCACGATTTGTAGAAACTATCTATACGTTAAGAGAAGAAGCTATATCTACCTTGCACAATGCTGATACAGAAAAAATGCAGCAGATCTCGGGTATGATTCTTTGTTACGATCAGATACTACAGATGACGGACTGGAACGGATTACAATTACGTCACATGGAAAGACTCAAGGGTCACTTGTAGTCAGTGTTATAATACTTTTATCGGCATCTCTCCAGCCGTAAAGGAGTGGACAAATTATGAATAACGAAAACATTACTGGTAACTCTGAGCCAGAACAAAATTCAGTGGAAAACATATCACCGTCTGATTTTATTAACAGACGTTCACAAGAAGTAGAACAACCTACAGAAGAAGTACAAGGTGTGGCCGAGAGCAGCAACGAGGAAACTTCCGAAAGTAATTCTACAGATGTTCTTTCAAATGTTGATTTAGACAATATGTCTGAATCCGAACTAAAAGATATTGGTCAAAAGCTAGGAACTAAAGCAGTTGCTAGATTTGGTGAATTAACTGCACGAAGAAAACAAGCAGAGGAACGTATGCAACGTATGGAACAAGAACTGCAATCTTTGAAAAAAGAAAAGGAGAAAGTACCAGTAGTTAAAGACAATCCTCTCAAGGATATAAAAGATCCAGTTGAACTTCAACAGCATCATGAGTCAGCTCGTGAAGTAATTGAGTGGGCAGAAGCCTTACTTGATGATCACGAAGATTATAAAGCTCACGATGTAATTGCAGACTTAGATGGTAAGGAATATACAAAGTCCGAAATCAAGAAAACACTTAGACAGTCTAGAGATGTAGTAAATAAATTTGTACCAGCACAAGCACAAGAGTTGCAAAAAGGTGTTGCTGTACAAAATAATACTAGAGCATTTCAAAGAAAAGCTGTACAAGAGTTTGATTGGATGAAGGATAAAAATAATCCTACTGCAAAACGTTACCAAGCTATGATTAGTGACAAACGAGTTGCAGAATTATCTAAGACTAGTCCAGAGTTAAGTTCTCAAATGCCGTACTTATTAGCTCATGCAGCTAACAGTATGTACGGACGTAAAACTATAACGGACACTAATCCTATTGTTGCAAAAACTGGCATCAAGCCTCCTCCTGCTAGAACAGGATCAGCAGCAAGACCCGAAAGAAAAGTATCTAACAAGTCCGTAGCACAGAAAGAAGTATCAGAACGTTTCAAATCATCAGGTAGTATCAATGATTTCGTTGCTCTCAGAACCTTACAAAAATCACAATAACAAATTAGAAAGAAAACATTATGTCATTTTCAGACAGTTTTACACCAACCAGAACTCCCTTAACAGGGCCAGGATCTGCAGTTTCTAATCGTGAGGATTTGACAGATGTCCTGACTATCCTTGCACCTGAAGAAACTCCAGTCCTTTCCTCTGCCTCTAAGCAAAAGGCTAATAGCACTTTTGTTGAGTGGACAGTAGACAAATTAGCAGACCCTGTAACAACAGGAATTAACGAAGGAGCTGATGTCACAGCATTTACAGACAAATTTGCATCACGTGCACGTTTGGGTAATTACGTACAAAAGTTCCGTAGAGATTACATGGTATCAGATCTACAGGAAGCAGTTGACTCCGTAGGCCCAGCAAAGATTGCACAAGCAGAAGCTAAAGCAATCCGTGAAATCAAACGAGACATCGAAGCTACATTACTTTCAACTAATGATCGTAGTGCAGAAGACGGAGCAGGTACACCGTACAAGCTACGTGGATTAGGTGACTGGATTGATTCAGCAGGTCCTTCAGACGTACCAGCAGACTACCGTACACCAACTGATTCTATTGATGCTACAGGTGCTAGCATTACAGAAACTAACTTCAACAAGTTAATCCGTTCTGTATACGAGCAAATTGGTAACACTCAGAACCTTACTCTCATTGCAGACACTAACTTACGTACACAGATTTCAAACTATGCACGTTTTGGATTAGATGGCACTGGAGGTGGTACTGAAGGAGATAAGCCTGGTGTTCGTTCAGTTAACACTGACATGGGTAACTCAACAATTAAATTATCTGTTGAAGTTTATCAATCAGACTTCGGTACTGTTTCTATTGTAAACAGCAATCCTAAGTGTTCACCTACCCCATCAGCCTTAGACACTGGTTACTTAGTAAACCCAGAGTACTACGGTATTCACGAGTTAATTCCTATGGGATCAACACGTCTACCTGACTTAGGTGGTGGTGAAAGAGGATACGTAGATTGTTCATTAACACTAGGTGTATATCACCCAGCAGCACACGGTAAAATTAGTTAAGAAAGGATAAATATATTATGTCACAATTAACAGTAAATGAAGCTAGTGGTGATTTCACTCACGTAGCAAAATTAGATCATAATGATTTAGTATCTATCGATAACGGTGGTACTAGAAAATTATTTACAATACCAGCAGGTGCAGCAGTGGACCTAGTGGGAGTAGTCAACAGTGTTGATATCGTAGGTTCATCATCATTACAAATTGATGTTGGTACCACAATCGGAGATCCTAATGAGTTCATTAAAGATCTTGATGTCGATGCAATGACAGTGTTTGCTCCTACATTTAATACAGGAACAGCATTAGCAGCAGCTTCAGCAGCAGCTACTACTATCAAGGGTGGTTCTCTACCTGTAAGTGGTGCTTCTGCAGACACAGCAGTATACATTAAAATTACAGATGCAGCAGTAGCCTCTATAACAGAAGGTGAAATTGTTATCGGTATTCGTTTAATTGACCTTAGCCGTTTCTTTTAATAGCTAAACATTTCAGGTTAGGGGGCTTCGGCCCCCAGCCTTTTTTTTATGGAAGAAAATAAGACACCAAGTATAATCACTAAACTCCCTAGGAATATATCAGACGGGGAAGTTGCTGATGCATTTATGAAGGAACTTATTAATGGGTTCGAGATTGAACGTAGAACAGAAGAAGAACGAGTAAACAGAGCACGTATGGAGGCACAGGATCAGGTAGGTAAAGAACACCCTATACTAGGGAGATGTGTAGCCACTATACCAGCACGGGAATACTTTAGACTTACCAACATTTATGGTGACGAAGAAGTAAAATCCAAAGAATTTTTAACATATTTCCAAAAGAACTTTTCGGACTTAAGCCCTAACAAACTATAATGCAAACAAGAACCTACGGAGATCTGTACAAACTCATCCAGTCACTAGCTGGAGTTAAATCATTTGCACCATCTGAACAAGATGACATAGCAAATTTTATCAATCGTAGATTTTTTACAGCATTTAGCCAAAGTAATGCTTGGCCCAGGTACCTAGTAAACTCAGAGGAGAGAACAGTTACATCATTTGAGATGTCGGGTTTGCAAACTGCAGTTCCAGGTATTGATACTATCAATGGTTATTTTTATTACTTAGGGGATGATACCAATGGTAATGCTATTTACTATCCTATTAAAACAAGTAATGGTTCCGAATTTATTTTTAGAAGACAAACCAATTCAAACAAACAATGGGACGTAGTATACATTACGTCTAACTCTATAGCAATTGATTCAAACGGTGTTGTAACTTACACTGGTGTAGCATCTGCTGCTATTTTAGCACAGGCAGACACAGATACAGTTGACTACCCGTGGCAAGTAAAGAAATGGACAAACGGAGCAGCAGTAACTGGATTTGCAGTAATTAACCAAAAGAATGTAGTACGAACTGTAGAAGATTATTTTTATTCTACCTTTGTTAGCAATATATACGGAACTGGTGGCAAGACACAAACTCCTACAATAGGAGAATTTTTAAGGGTGCACGGGAATCAACCCAACTTAGCAAGATCTGTACAAGAGTTTGATTTCTTTGTTGATGCAGACGGAGCTAATATAATAAATACAAACGTAAATAAAATTTATACAACGTACAAAAAACCTTTTACTAAGTTAACGGTTAGTTCAGATTACGAGACAAGCACAGTAGAAGTACCAGAGGAGTTCTTCTCTTATATGGCACACGGTGCCTATGCAGACTTCCTAACTATGGATGGCCAAACAAGTAAAGCCATTGCCGAGTCAGACAGAGCTCAAGAGCATTTAAATTTACAACTTGAAAAGGTTGATATAATGAATAATACAAATTTCCCGATAACTAAATTTTCAACATACGTCAATAGACAAGCAAGATAATGAACTCAAAAGTAACAAACTTATATCCTAGGATTAATCCTAATATGGCTGATATGCAAATGCTATCAATCACCACAAGTTCAAACACAATCTTTGGTGCATTCGATGCCCAAACAAGATATGTTTCACTCGATGTACAAGACAACGATGTGTACGTAACTTATGATGGTGAGAACCCAAGTAATACCCTTGGCCATATTTTATATGCAGGTAATGCTTACACATGGCACATTGAGACAGCTAAAGCAGCTATCTTTAATTCAGTCGGTGGAACAGCAATTATAGCAGCATCTGAATTTACGGATTAATGTCAATAGCATCACAGGCACACGTTAATGTACTGAATGGTACTATTGGATCTGCATTTGTAGACGGTAGGCCTGCTGGTGACAATAGATTAATACCTAGCATTCCAGGTAATGCTTTGGATAACCCTACATTTGATGTAGCAGAATCTCCACCATTTGGTAATGCTTTTAATGGTGTAGTGTATTTCAATAAGTGGTCTCACTTTGGTCAGTTATTTACATCTGACAGTGATTATAAAACATATGTAGGTAATAAATTTCTTGCAAACTTTCCTGCATTCAAAGATTTAGGTGGTGGTGCTTTAGATAATCAGCCCAAAGTATTAAAGTTATTTGGTGCAGGTACAAACTTTCCTTCTAATACTACTAATACAAATAATAATAATGCTAGAAGTTTTCCACTGAGTGGAATGTCCTTTACTGCTACTCCAGGAACTTATCCAGATGGTGGTACTTGGACAAGACAAGGATGGTCACAGGGTGTAGCAGTACCAGATAGTGCAACTACAGTTACATTTGGTGCATATGTTAGGATACCTAGTGATGACCAACTTAGGGATTTAAATGTAGCAGGTTGCTATATTAACCAAAATACAGGTAGTAACAATTATGTAAATGCTATGTATATCAAAGAGGATGGTCAGATGTTTAGTTTTTACACAGGTACTGCAAATGCAAACCATTGGTCTGGATTAGGTGACGATATAACAGCAAATAGCAATACAGAGTATCCTGTTAGATATAACACTACTTCAACAATTCAAAGCATAACACCTTACTTTCAATCAGAGTTTGCACAATTCAAGAAGATAGAAAAAACAGTTACACTTCAAGCAGGAACAAATAGAAGACTAACATTTGAAATGTTCTTCGGAGAAAACCAAGATTACTTAAATGCATCAGGAACACCAAGTGGTGCAGGACTTTTTTATAACCCTTTTGTTACATATGCTTAATGGACGATTTAATAAACAGACTTTCACTTTCTTTTATAGGAGTTCTTGCATCCTGGGGATTAATGGACTTTAGTTTAATTCTTGCTTGTATAGCATCAATAGCTACTATCATTAATGCTACCTTAGGAATACTTGAACTTTTAAAAAAGAAATAATGCTAGATACATCATTCGTCTTAATAACATGTGCTTATAATGCAGGTGAGTACATAGACGAATGCATACGTAGTTGCAATATACAAGGGCCTGACGTAGGTCATATACTTATAGATGACTGCAGCACAGACGATACGTACGAACGTATGCAGAAATATCCTGCTCAGAATCGTGTAATACTACGTACCAATAAACGTACAAGAACACCAGGATTCTTACAACAGAAGTTAACGAAAGAAATTATAAAAAACCCAAATGCTATAGTTGCAGTAGTAGATGGAGATGACAAATTATTACCTGATGCTGTCAAGGTTGTAAGAGAACAAATACAAGATAACTGGATGTTTTGTTCTAATTACAAATACGGAAAAAGAAATAGGGTACGTAAGTCAGAGTTGCCAGATTTAAAAAAAACAATTAGAAGCCACGGATATAAGTTACATCATTTCCGTGGATGGAGAAAACATTTATCCGATAGGGTAAACCCCAAGGATTTTTTCACAAAAGAAAATAAACTAATGGGTGCAGGTAGTGATGTACCTTATATGTATGCTATGCTAGAGATGGCAGGAAAAGATAGAGTTATACACATAGATGAAACCCTCTACTATTATAATATATTTAATCCAATTAATGACCACAAAGTTAACTTCGTAGAGCAACACGATGCTGCTATAAATACTAAAGGTATAGACCCGTATGATACAATATAATAGTTATGACGGACGAAACCATTAGTTTATTTTTAGGTAGTGCTTTAGGTAGTATAAGTAAATTAGTTGGAACAATGGTTACAGCTAGTATTAATATGAACAAAGCCCAAGTAGAGGGCATGGTTACAAAACAGAAGGCAGCAGATGACAGTCACGACAAGGCAGCTGGACGTGGAGGTGAGTGGACCCGTAGGTTTATAGTGGTTACTGTACTGTTTGCTGTAGTCATAGCACCGTTTTTATTGGCACACAGCCCAGAAGGTATAACAGTAGGATCCGAAAAGTCTTGGTTATTTGGAATTATATCAGGAATTAAATACGAAACTTTATCAGGGTACTTAATACTACCCGAAATTAGACAAACAATCTTGGCCATAGTGGGTTACTACTTTGGTTCATCAGCAATTAAATAACATTATGCCAAACGTAAAAGGAAAAAAATACCCATATACTAGAGCTGGAATGGCTGCAGCCAAAAAAGCAGCTAAGAAACCTACAAAGAAAAAATAACATGGCCGACAAAAAAAAGAAACCCACAAAGAAAGTAGCTAAGAAAGCACCTACTAAGAAGGCACCTGCTAAAAATTCATTAGCACAATTAGAAAAACGTATCTCACAACTGGAGCAACGTCTATCTGGTGCATCACAAGGACAACGTCCACAACCACGTCCACAACAACGTCCACAGATGGCACAAGGGGGTAGACCTCAAATGCCACAGCAAGGAGCTCCTAGGGGCAATACAGGCCCAGGAATGGGGCAAGGTGGAATGCAAGGGGGTATGAGACCTAGAGGTATGGCTTAACATGAGTTTATATAAGAACATAAACAAACGTAAGAAAGCTGGTACAAGTAGATCCAAATCTAAATCTACGATTAGCCCAAAGGCTTATGCTAACATGAAGGCAGGGTTTCCAAAAAAGAAAAAGTGAAAGCCAAGCATAAAAGTTCTAAGGGTGGCTTAACACAAGCAGGTAGAGATCACTTCAAGAGAACTACTGGTGCAAATTTAAAACCACCAGTAACAAAATCAAACCCAAAAGGTAAAGAAAAAAGTAGAAAAAAATCATTTTGTGCTAGGATGTCTGGTGTAAAGGGCCCAATGAAAGATTCAAAGGGTAGACCCACACGTAAGTCACTAGCTTTGAAAAGGTGGAAATGTTAAATGTCAAGATATAATGCATACGGTGAGTTCGACACAAAATATGTTGATGACCTAGACAGCACATTTGTTGGGTTCAATAATCGTGCACGTCCAGATAGTTTAGGTGCAGGTATGTTGCAGGAGTCTAATAATTTTAGATTCCAAACAGAGGGTGTAGCACAAGTACGGGACAGTATAACTGTAACAAAGGCACCATTTGTTCTTGATAGCACTACATCTTTTACCTTACCGTTTTATGTTTACGGTTTGCCCGATGATAGCACTACTACCTCTAACACTATACCTACAACAAGTATAACCTTTGGTGGACCCACAGTATTAATGACCTTTAGTGCAGCAGATGTAGCACTCTTGGAAAGTAATACTTTGGTAAATGTAGGTGCAATTACAGGTGCAGTGAATTATACTCCAGGTAACTACAAACTAGGAGTTGTAACTAAAACAGGACCTTATACAGCAACTATTGCTTTACCAGGTGACTTTACTTCTGCTTCTGGAAACACTACAATCGGTGCACCAAAATTAGTACAATCTGAAGTTACAGAAGTTTATGGGTCTGGATTATTTGAGGATCCAGCAAACGAAGGAGAGCCCTACATAATAGTTGCAGGAAACACTAAAGCTATTGCAATTAAATTATCGGACCAAAGTACAGTTGACATAACTTACGACAGTGGTGCTGTACAGTTAGGAACAGAGGTAAATATATTACAAGCATTCAATAGAGTATTTTTATTTAGAAAAGGATTAACTACATTAGAATGGAATGGGGCACTAACAGGAAGTCCTAACTTTACAAAGGTTCCTAACGGAACTTTCACACAGCCTAAGTTATTAGATTCTGCAGGCAATACTGTAATCACAAATGGCAAAGTAACTGTTTCTGAAACAGCACACAATTTAGAGAATGGACAAGAAATAGTAGTTATAGAAAAAGGTAGCTCTGGCTTAGCAGTAGGAGACACGTACAGAGTAAATGTAGATTCAGTTGATCAGTTTCACTTCTTTGCTGAAGTATCAGATTTAACCTCACACAAAATAGAATACATGGGTAGATTACCAGCAGGTGGTGGGTACATACATATGCCAGCATCAGAGTACGGTGTATTCCACAATGACAGAATGGTACTTCCTTTTACTCACAATGATGCAGCTACCCCAGTATCCCGTGATATATTAGACGAAGTTTTATTTTCACAAGCAGAACAACCAGGTGTATACGATCCTATATTTGGCAAAAGCCGTTTGATCCAAGGTGGTGATGACAAGGTCATGGGTATATTTTCTTTTACCGAGGACAAACTGTTGGTATTTATGAGGGACAGTATTTACAGTTTTACTAGTACTACTAGTTTAAAAAATATGGTAAAGACTTTATTGACTCAAGAGTTAGGGTTAGTAGCAAGAAAGTCAGTTGTGCAAGTAGGAAATCAATTATTGTTTTTATCAGATAATGGTGTATACGGATTGTCTTTCCAGGATTTATACAACTTACGTGGTAATGATAGACCACTAAGTGAACCAATACAAGGGACTATAGATACTATAAACAAGGCTGCTTCTCATAAATCAGTAGCTGTTTATTTTGACAACAGGTACTATATTGCTGTGCCCACTGGTAATTCACAGTTACTTAATACTATTTTAATATTTAATTTTTTAAATGGACAATGGGAAAGTGTAGATACCGTAGGTTCTAAATCACGTTACTCGTTTACTAATGATGTTAATTGGGACATTCAAAATCTCATTATTGGAGGTGACGGTGATGACCGTGGTGTTTATGCAGTAAATAGTTTAGGTGGAGTGCACAGATTAGATTCTTCTAGTACTGATACATTTGATGAGGTTATTACTCAAATCGGGGGATCAACACAGTCTGTACCTATTGCAGGTAAAATCAGAACTAGACAATTTAATTTTAAAGACATTCAAAGAAAAAAATGGAACACATTTGAATTACAATTGGAATCAAATGATTCTTTAATATCGGATGCTAGCATTACTTTCACTACCGAAAACTCAGATGATGTTATAGACATAGGGTCCTTAACGGATAGCCAATTTTTAAACGGGCACTTGGCTGCAGGTGAAGATGTTTCCATACGTGGTAGAATAGGTAACAGAAGAGCATACGGATGTGACTGTACTATTGATGTCGTTACAGGGAAACCTAAGATTAAAGTAGTAAAGGTCACTGGAGCACTTTCATTTAACTCACAACAAGAAGTAAAATAATGGCAGGTATAGAAACATCACAATCATTTGCTAATAACGATCAAGTTACAGCAACAACTTTAAACAACATCATTAGTTTATCTAAACTAAATGCCAATGCAGTAGACGGAAACGGAACAAGCACTGGTACTATTTATGTAAATGCTAGTGGTGTATTATCCGTAGGTGAAATAGCAGACGGAAATATAGGAACTAACCAAGTTGGCCTAACTAAGATAGCACAGATAGCAGATAACAAAGTACTTGGTAATATATCAGGTGGCACTGCTAATGTAACAGAAGTAGCAACAACTGATATTAGTAAAGCAGGGTTTGATCCATCAACGTATGCAGCAGCTGAAAGCTCTACACTTCCTAACGGGATGGTAATGAAGACAGGCAGGGCTGGAGTTACGGGCACAACTACTGCTGTATCTTTTGGTGCTGCATTTGGTACAGCTGTTGCAATGGTACAAGTTACACCCGAAAAGTCAGGCACTGATTTAATAAGTGCTTCAGTAGACAATATAGCACTAGATCACTTTGACGTAAACCACACAGATGGTACCACTCATATTAATTGGTTTGCTATTGGTTACTAATGTTTAGAACAACGAAAGATACTTTTGACTACGACAATCCCCTCTCTGAAGAAAACTTAAGGGAGATTGCAGCATCAGGTAGTCAGAGAACTGCACTAGGTAAAACGGTGCAGATACTTGCTTCTTTGTACGGAGGTGAAGCTGGGAATCAATTTGCTTGGAATATATTCGATGTTGATCAAATGAACATGAATATAAACCTGGTTAAATCTGCATTTAAGCAGATTACAAACAGTGACTTACCCGATATATACGTACCTAATGCAGCAGAGCTTACAGCTCGTTTTATTGAGGATACAGCACGTAAGCCAGATGGTACCACAGTTCAAGTTCCTAACAGTGTTAATCTTTTATTTGATGTAAGTAACGATGACTTAGGTCAGGATTTCTTTCAGAATTTTGG